CCCATGCGTCCTTGGCCACCACGAACAGCTGGTACACGTCGGCGCTGGTGCCGGTCGTGCTGTAGTTGGTCGTGCCGGCGATCGCGGCGCCCGCGTCTGCCACGTAGGGCATGTCCGGCGACAGGATGAAGCGCAGGCTGCCGACGCAGCCGATCTCCATCTCGTGAGCCGGCTTCATCGAGCCGTAGTCAGCCTTGGCCTTGTAGCCGGGGATCGCCTCGATGTCCTGCTGCAGGTTCGTGTGACCGAACGCCAGGTACGTCGCTTGCAGGGACTGGCTGCCGTAGTTGGCCGACGCCGCGGTCACCTCACGCACGAACTTGCCGTGGTTGGCGGCCAGGTTGCGGGTGATGCGGTTGCACAGGTTCAGGTTCACCGGCTCGTCCGTGGTCAGGCGCGTGGTGCCGCCCGCGTAGAAGCGGTTGGTGCCGGCCTGCAGGGCGCCGATGTAGACCTTCTCGCGCACGAGGCCCAGGCGCTCGCCCAGCTGCTCTTCCATCCAGCCGGGAACGTCGTCCTCGCCCAGGCTGGCCTGGCGCTCGGTGTAGCCGTACAGCGCGCCGTACTTCTGCACCGTGACGCTGGTGTCCAGGATCACGAGGGATTCCGCCGGGGGCGTGACGCCTTCCTGCATCAGGTTGGCGGCGGCCGTCACGCTGAACGTGTCGGGCGCGGCGGCCGTGGCGCCGTAGGGAACCACCTGGCGGAAGATGATGGTGTCGCCCTCTTTCAGCGGAGCCTTGTGGACTTCGCCGGAGATTTCGACGGTGGAAACATGGACCGCGTGCTTGAGGATGCGGCCCAGGATGGTGCCTCGGCGTTGTGCCGGGCTGGCGTAGGTTGCCATGGTCATGGTTGTGACTCCTTAGGAGTTGAACCCGGCTTCAAAGCCCTTTCTCAAGGCTTCTTCGTCGGATATGGTTTGCTGGCCGGCTCGCGGAACGCCCCGTGGGGTCAGGTTCGCCTTGAGCCGTTCTTCCTGGTCTGTCTTTGCCTTGGCGGCCTTGCCCTTCCAGTCGTAGAACTGGGCGAGCTTTCGATTGACCTCGAACGGGTTGTCGCTGGCCTCGAAGGCTTGGGCCTCGGCTTCCGGCATGGTCTTGATCCATGCTGCGTAGTCCGGGGTTCTCACCCTCTCAGCACCGAGATTTCCGCCGACCCAGAGGTCGGTTTTCCATGTCGGGTGCGCGTCAGTCACAGCGGCTTCGCGGATGACGGCCATCTCGCGTTGCACGCGCTGCGACACCAGCGTTTCGATTTCCTTCGGGTCGGGCGCCTTCGGAGTCAGCGTTGCCAGGGCGTCGGCGATGTCTGCTGTCAGATCCACCGCGAGTTCCGGGTACTGCTCCTTCATCCGCTTGAGCTCGACGGGCGTCAGGGTGGCGGGTTTCCCCGCTTCTTCCTTCGCCTTGAGCGATTGCTTCAGAAGGTCATGCAACGCACCGTACTGGCCGGACAGCTTGCGGATCTCGGCTTGCGCGTCGAAGGGGGCGGGCGTCGGGGCTGGACTCGGCGCAGGGGTCTGCGCGGCTTCCTTGCCCTTGTCGTCTTCCGTCCCGGTCGCGGCTTCCGCTGCGGGTGCAGGGGCCTCGTCCGTGGGTGCCGGTGTTGGCGCGGGGGTTGGTGCCGGCTTCGGGGCTTCGTCGTTGAACGATGCCTCGAATGCGGCGTTTTCCTCGGCCGTGGCTGTTGCTTGCTGCTGCTCTTGCGTCTCCGATTCCGTGGTCATTCGACTGGACTCCAAAACAAAAACGCACCCGGAGGTGCGTAAACATTGCGCAGGCTGAACGGACGATCACTCATCTTGTTCCTCGTGCGCCGCGACTACCGGGCTGGGGTTAGCCAGAGCCAGCAGATTCAGATAGACAGCGACGGAGCCCCGCAACTTGGCGGTGGCGATGGCGTCGAGGTCTTTGTCGTTTCGGCGACGCAGCTTCACCAGCTGCGCCTCCATGTGTTCTTGCAGGCGCCGCCAGGTGACGGAGCCCAGGTCTTCCCGGCTCAGCGCAAACGGCGCTTCGGGCTTGGCGTCGATGTCGTCGCTCATTTGGTGAACGCCATGCCGTCAGGGGCGGTGCCGGCCGGTTCTGCCGCCGACTGCGCAACCTGCGGGCTGCGGTGCTTGGCCATGTCCACGGCGTGCGATCCGATCGACAGGTCGGTCTGCGTGCGCAGCGTCATCGCCACCTTGGCCAGCAGCACGCGCTGGGTGCTCAGGTGCTGACGCTCTTCGGAAGACAGCTCGGCCTGGCGCAGGCGGGCGTCGATGCCGGCGAGCACTTCCTCCATGTCGCGGTCGGCCTGCGCGTTCTTCGCCTCGGCGTCGAGCTCCATCTGCTTGGTCTTGACCTTGGCCACGGTGTCTTCGCCGCGGGACTGCGCCATGATCTTGGCGGCGGTGACGCGCGGGTCTTCCGGCGGCGGCTGGCTGGCCAGCTTGGCTTTCTTCTCGTCGGACAGCTTCAGGCTCTTGGTGTCCAGGCGCATGGATTTCAGCACCTCGGTGATCACCAGTTCCGGGTCCAGCCCATACGCCGGGTTCAGCGCCAGCGCGATCAGTTGCGGCAGGGCCTGCTGTTGCAGGTCACGCTCCACCAGCGCGCTCGAGCCGCGGGCGTCGATCTGGAAATCACCCTTGGCGTCGTCCGGCCCGTACAGCAGGAGCCATTCGTAGTAGCGGCCGATGTGCGGCTCGGTCACGCGGTCATCGAAGGTGCGCGCGATCCGGCGCAGCACCGTCGAGCCGTTGTTGTTCATGATCTGGGCGATGCCAACCTTGTCGGTCGGGTTGGTCTGCCCCTGCTGGCCCTGCAACAGCATCGGCAGGCCGGTGACCTCTTCCGCCTTGCCGGTCCAGAAGTTCACCAGGTTCAGCAGCGCGGCCTGCATGTCCGGGATGGTGACGACGCTGAACGCCTTGGAGGTGTCCACGTTCTCTTCGTCCACCTTCGTCAAGTAGATCTTGCGCGGGACGATCTCGAACGCGCCGGACGCCGGCTGGAGCTTGCCGCGGTCGATGATGAAGATCGGGCCGGCCGCCAGCCCGGCGTTGTCCATCAGGTTGCGCACTGCAGCGTTGGCGCCTTTCTGGCACTCGCGCATCTGGCGGGCAACACCGACGCCGGCCCAGTGGTCCAGCCGCGCCTGCCACACCATCACGTCGTAGGGGAACTCACCGGAATCGAGCGGGCTGAGCGTGACCTTGATAACGCGGTCGTTGACCATCGTCACCATCGCCGGGTAGGTGTCCTTGTCGCCGCACTTGCACCCGGCCGCTTCCATTTCCTTCTTGCTGACCTGGCCGTGGAAGTACCAGATCTGGAACAGGTCTTTGTCCTGCGTCTTCTGGTTGTCCTTGTTCTTGCGGGTGCCGTCGATGGGGCTGGTCGGGCCTTCCTCGATGCAGGCGTCGATGTTCTCGACGATGTAGCCGGGCGTGGCCTTCAGCTCGATCAGGCCGCGCGCCGCGATGTCGTCGCACTCGAAGGTGTAGCTGCCGCGCTGGATGTTGTCGCCGCAGGCACCGTCCGGGTAGAAGTTCCAGTGGTTGATGAACTTGGACGTCGGGGCGATCTTCTCGACCATCTCCACGGTCCAGCCATCGGTCGTCTGCGATGCCGCCCGGCTGCGCTTGAGTTCCGGGTGGGGGCCCTTCAGGATGCCGACGCCAACCTTGGCCGACGATTCGATCAGCTTGCGCACTTCCGCGTGGTAGTGGCACTCGGTCAGGTAGTCGTCGATGACGTCCTGCGCCCGCTCGGCCGAGTCGCGCGCCTTCTGGATCGCTGCCTGCGCCATGCTGGCCACGGTCTGTTGTTGCTGCGGCGGGGCGGCCGGGGGAACACCCTGGCTCGGGGTGAACATGCGCTTGATGCCGGCCATGACGCCGCCCTGCGGCTGCTGGGGCGGCTGGGCCGCGGGCTGCTCCGGCAGCGGCTGGCCATCGGGCCCGGCCGGGCGCATGTCCTTCAGGAACTTGGTGAGCTCGGCCACCTTGCCGGCACGCAGCGCAAAATTGCGGTCGTCGGTCGGAAGCAGCATGTCCGAGACTCGAGCCGCGGCTGCGTCCACGTAGGGCGCGGTGATCTTCAGGAACACCGTCGAACGGTTGGCCGGCTTCTTCTTCGTCTCGGTCAGACCGTCCGAAGTAGTGCGCCCCTTAGACATGGTGGCGCCAGTGGCGGACTGGTCGCCCAGGTAATGAGCCTCATCCTCGGCCCAAGTCTGCTCAATGCCCGACGCAGCCCGCGCCTCGATCGCTTCCTTGCGCTTGCCCTTGATCAGCTCCGACAGGGCGCCGATGATGGCCATGCGCTGGTCGCGCTGCTGCTCCGTTTCGGGCGCGGCTTCCCCGCTGCCGGGGTCTGGGTTCGGCAGTGAGGATGCGGTTTCGTTCATGCGTCGGAAATGAAAAAGGCCCGCGTCTGCGGGCCTTGTGGTGTTTGGTTGGTGCGGTCTAGTTCGGTATCGTCTGCCGAATCAGTGCCAGGTTTTCTTTGACCTCGGTCAATGTTCCGATGGTCGTATATACGTTGAAGCGATACGTCCCGCGCGGGCTGTTGATGCGCGCGACCATGTTCCACTTCACGCAGCCCGTGGCCCCGGCCTTGGTCATACAGTTGGCGCCGTTGAAGCGCCAGCGGCCATATCCACCGCCGGTCAACACCTGCGGGCTGTATGTGCCCATGCACAGGGTTTCGTAGGGAGTGCAGAAGATCACCGGCAGGGATTGCTCGCCCGGCCCGTCTGTCAGCGGCGCCGTGGTCCCGGTCAGCGCATTCCACACTAGGAACTTGGAGAACGCGGGCGGCATGTAGCCGGTCAGGATTTCAAACTGCCCCGTGCTGTGGGTTTCGTCGGACGGAATCTCGAAAGCAATCTTGTGCTCGATGATGCTCTTGCCGCCCCATCCCACCGTGACCCATTTGCGGTGAATGTGGCGGGAGCGTCCACCCGACCAGAAAGCCATCTCCACTTCGGTGGCGGCGCGATCCGCCCGCCTGCCTTCGCTGATTTTATCCAACAACAGCGTCGTGCTCGGGTTGGTGGTCAGGCCATCCGCGAAGCTGCCGGCCTCGGTCGGGTTGAATCCCTCTCCCCGGCCATCGAAGCTCACCGCCGATTGAAGGCAGCGCCCGTGGTCGTAGCCGTCGATCATCTCCGTGCCGTTGTAGGCAAGCGAGCACACCGCAAATCCGGTGTTTTCGTACATCGTCAGGCGCATGTGCTTGCCGCCGATGGTGATGTTTTCAGCACCGGCTACAGCAGCGAACAGCGAGAGAACCAGCGCGAATGTACGTTTAAGCATCAAGGCAGTGTATATCCGGTGGATACACG